GGAGCATGCGGCCCTGGCCGAGAACGAACACGTAGCCTTCGGCGGAACCGCCCTGGAATTCAACGCCGTCCTTCTTGCCCTTGAAGTTGAGCTTGACGCGGTCGTCGTTGGCGGCGGCGCGTTCCACGACGTTGTACGTGGCGCGCTGGCGGCGCATGACGTCAATCGTCTTTTCGACTTCGGCGTCCGTCACCGGGCAGACGTAGCGCTTGAGTTCGACGGCGGAGAAGTCGGGAACCTGAACGTCAGGGAACACTTCGAACTTGGCCGTGAAGTGCATGTTCTCCTTGTCCTCTTCGTTCTTGGCGGCGTCGATGCGCGGATAGCCGGCAATGCGGAGCTCGCTTTCGGAGGCGGCCTTCTGCCAGGCTTCGCCGACGAGCTGGTTGATGGCTTCGTCATAGGCCTGCATGCCGTACATGCGGCGGACCTGAGCGGCCGGAACGTGA